ACTGCGACAACTCGTTGAGGTCGCTGGTCTTGATCTCGTCGGCCATCACTTGCCTCCCATCTTTGCGATGATCGCGCCCAGGTCCGGCGCTTCCCAGGCTTCCAGCTTGCCACTGCGGTCCTTGGCCAGCCAAAGGCCGTCCGAGTCGCACATCAAGGCACGCTGCGTCACGCCTTCGCCATCCTTCTCGACCCGCAGCGCCAGCACCTCGTCGAAGAAGTAGGGCAGCGCCTGGCCGGTCTTGTTGCCGGGCATCGAGGGCGCATACAGCACGCGGCCCATCTCGTCCTGAGTCTTTTCCAGCTTGGCGCTCATGTACACATGGCGGCCGGGCAGATCGCGGAAGGCGCGGATGATGTCGGCCATCTGCTCCTGCATCGCACCGTAGGCCTGGCGTGGGTCTTTTGTGGCCTTCTTCTCGGCGTTGAGCACCACCTCCGCGATCTCGCTGATGCTGTCCAGCGCCACCGACTCGAAGCCTTTGGCCTCGTCCGATTGCGTCAGCCAGGTGTAAGCCTCGCGCAGGGTCTCCATGTCGCTGATCTCGATGAAGGGCAGGTCGGCGTCCTGGATGGACAGCAGGCCACCTTCGGCCGAGAGCACGATGGGCTTTGGCAGAGTCTTGACCAGGCTGGTCTTACCTGCACCGGCTTGCCCATACACGAGCACCTTCACACCGTTGGCAGCCAGGCTGCCGGTCGTTTTTACGTTGATTGCCATCAGGCATCTCCTTCGTGGTTGCTGCGCCTTCGGCCAATTCCGTTCGCGCAGTGGTTGTAACTGTACCTGGTTTTCTGGTACAGTGCAAGCACTCCCGCAAATAAAGTTTCAGAGGTGCGATTTATGATGACTATTGAGCAGATCAAGGACAGGCTGATGGATGCCAACCTCAAGCGAGTCGCTGAGAACGCTGGCATCCATCCGGCCACGGTCTACAGGTTCATGCAGGAGGATTCAAAGCCTCTGTACGAGACGGTCAAGGCGCTGTCGGACTACCTGACACGCAGGGAGGCCACAATCAATGGCTGACTTGTCCCAGGTGCTCGGTGGGCCTTGGTCACCACCACAAGAGAAGCGCATTGCCCCGCCAGAAGAACAGCTCATCGATGCCATCAGGAATGCCGGACTGGAGCCACCAGACCACGTGGTCCTTGACGGCAAGCTGCATCGGTTCCGATCGGGCACTAAGGGCAGCGCCAAGGCAGGAGACAAGTCAGGCTGGTACGTGGTGTTCGGGGATGGCATCCCGGCTGGAAGGTTCGGATGCTGGCGCATGGGGCTGGAGTCGCCTTGGCGTGCCGATGTGGGCAGGCAGTTTTCACCAGCAGAGGAAATGGCGCACGTGCGGCGCATGGCCGAGGCCAAGGCACTGCGCGATGCGGCCTTGGAGAAGCAGCACGAGGTGGCCGAAACCACAGTGGCGGCGATATGGAGCCAGGCATCGACAGCCAATGCCGAGCACCCATACCTCAAGCGCAAGGGCGTGCAGCCACACGGCGCACGGATCACAGGCGACGGCCGCTTGATGCTGCCACTCTTCGGCCAGGACGGCACCTTGTGCTCACTGCAGTACATCGACAACGAAGGTGGGAAGCTCTACCACCCAGGCGCGGAGGCCGGTGGGAAGTTCTGGATGGTCGGGACGATGGACGAACCCGGCACACTCTACGTGGCAGAGGGGTTCGCAACAGCGGCCACGATCCACGAGACAACAGGACGGCCGTGCATCGTCTCCTACAGCGCCAGCAGCCTTGTCCCGGTGACCGCCAGCCTGCGCGAGATGTACGGCAACGCACAAGACATCGTCATCGTTGCCGACCACGACAAGCACGGCGTTGGCCAGAAGTATGCCGACCAGGCCAGTGCCAAATACGGCGTGCGCGTGGTGATGCCTCCGATCGAGGGCATGGATGCGAATGATTATGCTCAGGCAGGCCACGACCTGACAAGCCTGCTGGTGCAGCAGACCGGCACGGCAGTGATCGACAAGCTGAAGGTGGTGTTCGGTGACCAGCTTGGCGAGGACTACGAGGCACCAGATGAACTGGTCGAAGGCCTGATGACCATCGGAAGCTCGGTGGTGGTATACGGCGACAGCAACTCCGGCAAGACGTTCTGGGCGCTGTCAGTGGCCACAGCGATCGCCACCGGAATCGACTGCTACGGCCGCAAGACAGATCCAGGCCTGGTGGTCTACTTGGCCAGCGAGGCACCATCCAGCATCCGATCGCGCATGCAGGCCATCAAGAAGTTCTACGGCTGCAGCCTGGAGAACCTGGCCATGGTGCCGGTCCCGATGAATTTCTACGCTGGCGCACAGGACGCACATGACGTGATCGAGATGGTCCGTGCAATCGAGCAGATCAAAGGCAAGCCAGTGCGCCTGATCATTGGCGACACGCTGGCCAGGATGAGCGCAGGGGCAAACGAGAACAGCGGCGAGGACATGGGTCCTGTCATGGCCAGATTCGACCAAGTGGCCACCGCCACAGGCGCTGCCATGATGATCATCCACCACAACGGCAAGGACGCGGCCAGAGGCGCACGAGGCTGGTCCGGCATCCGTGCCCACATCGACACCGAGATCGAGGTCAGCGAGAAGGACGGCGTGCGATCGGTCTCGGTGACCAAGCAGCGCGAGTTGCCCAGCAAAGGCGAGACGATCTACTTCCGGCTAGAGGTGATCGAGATGGGCACAACCAAGTTCGGCGGCGCAGCCACCACCTGCGTGGCCGTTCCAGACGAGGGGGCAAGCACCACAAAACCACACAAAAAACCAACAAAGCACGACGAGAACGTGCGCACTGTCGAGCGTGCATGGTGGGCCTCCGGCGCTGAAGAGCGTGATGGTTCACCATACATCAGCCGGTCGGCGCTGCGCGATCTGCTGGTCAAGGACGGCATGTCGGAGCGCACGGCCAAGAACAAAACCGAGGCCAGCAGGCCGGACGGAATCATCGCGCAACTGCTCAACGCAGGCACGCTGGAGACGTTCGAGCACGGCTGGATTTTCGTCAACGAGACGCACGCGAGCGCACTTTTGATGCAGAAAAACGCCCCCAAAAATCGCCCCTAAACGCCCCTGAGCGCCCCTAGGGGTTTTTAGGGGTTAGGGGCAAAAGCCCGGAAAATCGCCCCGCCCCGCCCCTAAAACCTATAGGTTAGGGGCAGGTAGGGGCACCGGGATGCGGGAAAACAGGGAAAAGTTATCCACAGGAAAGTTAGGAAGCACTCACATGAACACGCAAATGCAAAAAGAACTGGAGCGACTGGAATTCGCGGTGGCCGATGGCGATCTGAAGGCGATCGCACAGGCCATGGCAGACTTCCGATTGGCCATGAAGCCGGAGGTCACGGACGTCAACCAGATGCTGGCTGGACGAGAAAGCCGGTACGGCAGCTTTCAGAATCACGCCAGCATCAGCCAGGCACTCAAAGCGGTGATGCAGGAAAGGTCTGGATGGGATCGACTGGCAGCGGACCAGAAGGAGGCGCTTGAGATGGTCCAGCACAAGGTGGCCAGGATTCTGAACGGCGACCCGAACTGGCACGATTCGTGGCTGGATGTTGCGGGTTACGCCACCCTGGTGGCAAACCGGCTCGAAAAAGAGGACAATGCAGCATGACCACAATTTCACACAAAACAAACCTGATCGGCACGATGCTGATCGGCGTGGTGATCGGAATGAACGGCTGGTGGCTGGCTGCCGCAGCCTTGGCACTGGCGATTGCCTGGAGGGGCGAATGATGGCTACCAAGAGGCCGAAGAAAGTCGGCCGTCCTCCTGAGCCGGTCCCGTCAGACAAAGTCGATGACATTTGCCAGTGGATCTCGCAGGGAAAGACGCTTCGGCAATGGTGCAGGGACAACAAAATCCACTATTCGACTGTGTATCTGTGGATGGAGAAAGACCAGGAGTTCGCTCAACGCTTCGCGCGCGCGCGTGACATTGGCGCTGATTGCATTGCTGACGAGACGCTGGAGATCATCGACACGCAACCGGACATGGCGGTCACGACCAGCGAAAACAGTTCAAGCGAACGCATCGACTCGGCTCATGTTGCGTGGTTGAAGAATCGTGCCGAGCAGCGCATGAAACTGCTGGCCAAGTGGAACCCAAAAAAGTACGGCGACAGGCTGGCGCTGGCTGGAGACAAAGAAAACCCGCTGGAGGTAAAACAAACGATTGATGCCAGCAAGCTGTCCACAGACGTGCTGGCGCAGATCATCGCGGCGAAGGATGCCAATTGATTGACCTAAGACACGGCGACTGCCTGGAGGTGCTGCGCACCCTGCCCGACAACAGCGTGGACGCTGTGGTCACTGATCCGCCCTATGGCCTGTCGTTCATGGGCAAGCGCTGGGACTATGACGTGCCCAGCGTCGAGATCTGGGCCGAGTGCCTGCGGGTGCTGAAACCTGGCGGCCATCTGCTGGTTTTCGCTGGTACGCGGACGCAGCACCGCATGGCTGTGCGCATTGAGGATGCAGGCTTTGAAATCCGGGACATGATCGCCTGGGTTTATGGGTCTGGGTTTCCGAAGTCGCTGGATGTGAGCAAGGCGATTGATAAGGCGGCGGGGGCGGAGCGAGAGGTGGTGGGGGTCAAAGAAAATTCATTTGGCAGAAAGCCCGGAGGCGGCGACGGATGGGGCGAGGCAATCGAAGGCGGAAAAGCAAGCGACCACGTCTTTAATATCACCGCCCCCGCCACCGACGCCGCCCGACAGTGGCAAGGCTGGGGCACCGCCCTAAAGCCCGCGCTGGAGCCGATCACCGTCGCCCGCAAGCCGCTCGCCAAGGGCTGCACCGTTGCCGAGAACGTGCTGGATCATGGCACGGGGGCACTAAACGTGGATGGGTGCAGGGTGGGGACTAATCCCGGTTATAAGTATCGAGCCGACGCAAACGGGACCACGTTTCATGGGCAACAGGGCGAACGTACTAAGCAATCAGCAGAAAAGAAAGGCAGCGAGTTTATTGAATCAACGCAAGGCCGATGGCCAGCCAACCTGATCCACGACGGCAGCGACGAGGTACTGGCGGGGTTTCCGCAGACCGGGCCAAGCAAAGCCGCAGCGCGTGGAATTCAGCAAAGACACGATGTTGCAAGCCCTGACACGGCCCGGCCAAAAGAGGGCACAAACACCGTTCGCATCCCCTTCGACGCCGGCACCGGCAGCGCGGCCCGGTTCTTCTACTGTGCCAAGGCGAGCAAGCGTGACCGTGATGAGGGTTTGGAGCACATGCCGGCCGTTCACCGACCGAACGGCAACAAGCGGACAGATCAGGATTACCGAGTCGCGCGCGGAGAGCGTCCGGCATCGGCGGAATCCGGCCCGCGCCGGAACATCCACCCCACCGTCAAACCAACCGACCTGATGCGCTACCTGTGCCGCCTGGTCACCCCGCCCGGTGGTGTGGTGCTGGACCCGTTCATGGGCAGCGGCAGCACCGGCAAAGCCGCGATACTGGAGGGATTCAAGTTCATCGGCATTGAGCGCGAGGCTGAATACGTAGAGATTGCACGGGCGCGGATTGATGCGGCCAAACCGTCAAAGGACTTGTTTTCATGCTCCTGACAGAAGCTGACCTGCTGGCCATCGAGCGCGAGTTGTGCAGGCGCAGCCTGGCTGAGTTTGCCAAGCGCGCCTGGCGCGTGCTCGAACCGGCTGCCGAATTGAAGTGGGGTTGGGCGCTGGATGCAATCTGCCTGCACTTGGAGGCCGTGACCAAGGGCGAAATCACCCGGCTGCTGATGAACGTGCCACCCGGATCGATGAAGTCGCTCCTGACCGGCGTCATCTGGCCAGCCTGGGAGTGGGGACCGCGCGGCATGCCTGAGATGCGCTTCGTCGGCACGGCCCACGAAGAGCAACTGGCCATCCGTGACAGCCGTCGCTGCCGCGATCTGATCAAGTCCGACTGGTATCAGCGGCTCTGGCCCATCGAACTGCTGGCCGACCTGGACGGCAAGCGCGAGTTCGGCAACACAAAAAAGGGCGTGCGCCAGGCACGCGCCTTCACCTCCATGACCGGCGTGCGCGGCGACCGCGTCATCTTGGACGACCCGATCAGCGCGGACAACGCCAACAGCCAGGCCAAGCTGGAGGCCGCGCGCATTGCCTTCACTGAGACGTTGCCGACCCGGATCAACTCGGACAAGTCGGCCATCGTGGTCATCATGCAGCGACTGAACGAGAAGGACATCTCCGGCGTCATCCTGGAGATGGGCCTTCCTTACGTGCACCTGTGTATTCCGATGCGCTTCGAGCCGGAACGACGCAGCACAACGGCCATCGGCTGGTCTGACCCACGGACCGAGGAAGGCGAGTTGATGTTCCCCGAGCGCTTTGGCGAGGAGCAGGTGACCGAGTTGGAAAAGACCCTGGGCACCTACGGCGCGGCCGGGCAACTGCAGCAGCGTCCAGCCCCGCGTGGCGGCGGCATCATCAACACCGAATGGTTCACCTACTGGAAGGCCGTGCCTCAGTTGGAGTTCCGCTTCATCACGGTGGACACAGCCCAGAAGACGGCCGAGCAGAACGACTGGTCGGTCATGCAGGCCTGGGCGCGGTCCATCACCGGCAAGGCCGTGAAGCTAGACCAGGTGCGCGGCAAGTGGGAGGCTC